GAGGTCGCCGCCGACAGGTCGCGTGCCAACCGTGGCAGCAACATGGACGCCGCTGCAATTTCGTACATGGGTCTGAAGGATCAGGAAGACCAGATCAAAGTCCAGAAGGCAGCCCTGCAGGAGGAGATTAAGAACGGCCTCAAGCAGCGGTCAACAAACAAGGTGATGGTCGGCAACATCGAAGTGTCGCTGTCCATCTCAAAGGGACGAGCCTCCTTAGACAAGAAGGCCGTAGCGGCTGCAGGAATAAACCTGTCGCCGTTTGAAACCATCGGCCAGCCCTCAGAACGGCTGACGGTGAAACGGGCATAAGCCCACCTAGCAAAGTAGAAAGTAGGAAATAGTAAAATGGCTAATGATCTAACGAAGTACCTAAACAGCGACAACCTTCCGTCCATCGACGTCAGCTCACTATCTGACGCCATGCTGCAGGCTGCCGATGACGCGACCTCTGGAGACAGTAACTCTAAAGAGTGGCTGACCTTCTCCGGCGGCACGGGCAAATACAGCTTGGGCCGGAATAAAGAGGAGGTTGACCCAGACCAGTTCTACTTGGTTGAACCACAGTCCTTCTTCAGAGGTTTCATCTGCTGGAAAAACGGCAAGCGTCACGACGCCGTGCAGTGGGACGTTGTTGACGATATTGAAAAGGGGGTCCATCAAGACGACCTACAAGATCACGGTCCTTACAACGAAAAGACAAACGAGGGCTGGAAAAAACTTCTGGGTTTTGGGCTTATTGCTCTGGACAATCTTGGGTCGCAGGTGGAGTTTTCCTGTAACTCTAGATCAGGAAAAAACTCTGTGGCTGACCTGATGAGGGAGATCGTTGCACGGTCCACCGCTGCGGAACCGGACATGCCGGTCATAACTTTTGGGTCGACGACGTTTAGTGCTCAGGGTGTCGACAACATTCCGAAGCCTACTCTGGACGTGCAGTCTTGGGTTTCGAGGGCTGCCGCTGCGGCCTACTTCGATGGCGATCTGTCAGAAGACGATCTGTTGGACGGGGTAAAGCCGAAGCGGGAGAAGAAGAAGAAAAAGGCTACGCGCAAAAAGAAGTAGCTTAGATAGAATTAGGCCCGGTCCTTGCGGGCCGGGCCTAGTTCTTCATATTTTTCTACATTCTACATTAGTTGCTCCAACAGGAGGTTAGCCTTATGAAATCAACTGAGACCAGCCCTACTATAAAATACACCATGGTGTCCACCACAATCGCCCTTGAGAAAGCACTCAAACGCTGCAAGAAAGTTGGGGCGACCGCGCTGGACTTCGAGACGACGTGCCTTGTTCCGAAGGAAGGCCGCGCCCGGCTGGTCAGTTTGTGCAACGACAAGTGCCACTACCTTGTGGACTTCGACGGCATCAAGGGCGGTTTCCGCAAGGTCGCAAAATTATTCAAAGGCGGTCAGTGGATTGTCTTCAACGCCGGGTTCGAGAACCGCTGGTTCCTCGATGCCGGTGTCAGGGTAGACTGCCTCGACGTCGGCAACCTCAGACGCGCCATCCTCGGCGGCGGTGCCTACTCCCTCAAGCAGTTGCTGCTGTGGGACTTAGAGCACAACATGGACAAGGAGGAACAGGTCAGTAACTGGAGCGCGAAGAAGCTCACGAAGAGCCAGAAGGATTACGCCTACGGCGACGCCCACTGGACGTGGGAGCTGTGGAAGTATTGGGCGCAGCAGTCTGACGAAGGCCGGTGGAGCGGCTTCAAGATGTTGAACGACATGGTGCCCGCCGTCATAGAGATGGAAGACGCCGGTATGGCCTTCGATCCAGATCACCACAGGAAGTTGGTCAAGCTCTGGACTAAGCAGCAGACAGCACGCATCAAGACCCTCGAAGAGATGGTCGGCAAAGACGAGATCGGCAACATAAATTCCGACGGCCAGTGGTCGGATTATTTCGCCCGCCACATGCCGGACAATGTTCTGGCGGTGTGGCCACGCACTGAGAAGACCGGACAGCTCTCCATGAAGATCGACACCCTCAAGCTGCTGGCCGGTGCCATGGCCTCAGAGGGGTCCAACATGCTGGTCGTCTTCCTCGACACGCTCTGCGAATACAAGACCATCACCAAGTATCTCTCCAGCTTCGGCGAGAGCCTCACCACCAAGTGGACGATGTCGTCAGATAAAAAATCACTGAGGCGCATCAAAGCACGGTTCAACATCGGCGCAGCCAAGACGTGTCGGTTTTCATGCAGTGGCCCCAACCTACAACAGATACCGCGTGACCGAGAGTTGCTGGGAGAGACGACCTCGGTCCGCCGGTCCTTCGTTGCAGGTATGGGGCGACGGCTAGTCTCCCTCGACTACTCTGGTATTGAGCTGCGCGTGCTGGCCCTGCTGTCCGACGATGATCAGCTCCTAGAGGATATGGTCGAGGGAGACGTCCACTCAGAGGTCGCCGCAGTCATCGCCGGGAACCCCATCAACAAGAAGACAAAGTCCGGCAAGGCGGCCCGTCAGGCAGCCAAGGGCGTCTCCTTTGGCATCATCTATGGTTCTGGTGCCGCTGGCCTGTCGTCGACCATGCGCTGCTCTATCGGCACGGCGCAGGACTACATAGACTTCTGGCAGGATCGTTATCCAGATGCTTTCAACTACCGCTACCAGATGCTGGACGAGGCTCAGAAGACGGGCTTCATCCGGTGCGTCGACGGCGGTACGATCTACATGTCGAAGAAGCCGGACCTCCCGAAGCTGAGTAATTATAATGTCCAGCGAGGGGCGTTAAGCATCATGTCCCGCGCTCTCGTCAGGCATAAAAATTCCATCGACATCGAGCGGGCCAAGGGCAAGCAGAGGATGACCCGCATCCTATCGACAATCCATGATGCGCTCATCGACGAGGCAGCGGTCAAGGATACGAAGCGATGCCTCGCCATCATGGAGGAGGACATGGTCAAGGGATATCTAGACATGTTCCCCGACGCGCCTATCGACAATCTCGTCGAGGGCGGCATTGGCCCGAACTGGGCAGAACTTGAATAGGAGACTACTATGTCTAGAGAAGATCACAGGATGCTGCAGAAATTTCTTGAGTACCACAACAACAACCCCAAGGTTTATGAGCTGTTCAAAAGATTTACGACAGAGGTCAGAGAGGCGGGTTGGATGCAATACTCGGCACGCGCCGTAATTCATAGGATCAGGTGGCACACTGACATCACCATCCGGCACAGTCCCCTCGATGATGAGAAGTTTAAAATCTGCAACAACCACTCTCCGTTCTATGCCCGTATGTATATGGAGGAGCACCCAGAGTACCCTGAGATGTTCCGCCTGCGTCAGGCCGTGGCCGACTGGACTGGCTGGCGTCATGGGCAGCCGACGCCTGTACCTGCGCGGCTGCAGGGTGAGCTGAATGTCTAGGACGGCAGACTTCGACAAGGCCATCAGGCGGGTCACGCAAGACCGTTTCAAGGACTACGGTCACCCGCTCGATGGTTTCATGTGCGCAGCCCTGATCAAAGACGCCGTGGCCCCGTGCCCGCACCCAGCGGTGCGGCACGCGCTGGAACAGATCGGCGTTAAAATGAGCAGGCTCTGTTCAGACCCATCACATTCTGATAGTGTTCACGACATCGCCGGGTACGCCCGGTGCATATCGATGATCCTAGACGAGGAGGAAAAAAGAAATGGTCAAGCCAAGTGAGCGTCAGCTACGACACGCTGCCAACCAAGAGAAGTACCATCGGAAAAAGATGGAGACGCATAAGAAGATTTGCATCTGGGTGCCTAAATCTTCCGTCAGCCCCTTCTTGAAGTCGGTCGAGCGGATGCAGAAAAAATGGTCGTGAGACCGCCCGTCCCTGTAGCCATGTGGGTGCGCTATGACGACGGCTCTTTAGAGTACTCAGTTTATGAAAGGAGACCTTCATGCCTGAGTGCCTTTATAAAGTCTATGAGGTCTGACATCACTCGGTTGCGAGAGAGGCTGACGTCGAGTACGGTAGAGGTCACCCACAACACAAGGGGGTATTAGATGAAGGTGATATTCGTCCTGTATCTTCTAACGCTGGATACCGGCTGGGCCATCGCCCAGTTTCCAGAGAACCCGTTCGACAACCGGAACCGATGCTTAATAGCAAAAAAGATTTTTGATGACCGGATGAAGTTTATTTTCGACGGTGTCCGTTTTTCGGACACCCGGTGCATACGCCAAAAGGTAAGAGAAATCCCGGCAGACCTTCTGCTCAGTTGAGTTGCCGGTGATTGGGGCGTCGGGGCGGGGTCTTCTCTCGGGGGCTACCGTCCCGGCGGTCTCAACTTATATGGAGCAACGGAGAATAAGTAATGTATATTTATAATGTGCAAGTCCATCGTGTCGTAGATGGAGATACCGTAGACGTTGAGATCGATCTGGGGTTTGAAATTCACTACAAAGCGCGAGTGCGGCTGGAGGGAATTGACACGCCTGAGACACGCACAAAAGACAAAGAGGAAAAGGTGGCTGGTCTAGCAGCCAAGAGACGGCTGACATCCCTAGTCCTTGATGCGAAGGATGTAACCATCCAGACCCAGTACGACAAGCGCGGTAAGTTTGGCCGGGTGCTAGGCACACTATTTTTAGGTGACGTCAACATCAACCAGAAGCTATTGGATGAAGGCCATGCCAAAGTTTATGGAGAGAAGGGTTAACAACTCAGATGCGTGAAATGCTTAAACGATGGTGGAAGTGGTTTAGGGTACGTCAGCTTTTGAAAGGAGGTTGGCGCGTTACCAAAATGACTACGAATACCTTTAGCCTAGAAGGCGATCACCGCACTTAATTGGATGAAGGCCACGCCAAGGTTTATGGTGTTTAAGGAGCCTCGTA